ATCTAATAACGAAGCACTCAAAAATCCATCAACATTTAAAATTAAATTATTTTTCTTTTCTAATGTTATTTTTTCAACATCTAATGCAAATTTGGTATGTTTTAAATCACTTCTATCATAATTATCAAAAATATATTTCTTTAATATACTAACTCTTTTATCTGGATTATTTACATTTTTATAACGATGACCAATTCCCATAATTAATGTTTTTGATTTTGACATTTTAGTAACAAATTCTAAAGGAGTTAAACCTTCCTTAACAGCATTATAAAAATATATTCCAGCCTTATTTAACGCACCGCCAAATCTATCTGATATCATTAACAAACCTGCCGATACAGATGAAACTATATCTCTTCCAGAACGAGCCGCAATAATGGTAGATTGAGAGGAAGATACGCACGGACCATGGTCAGCAATTGAGATAAAAATTAATTCAATATAATTTGCTAATCTTTTACTAAAATTTTTTTTAAACCAAAGTAATCCAACAATATTCCCCATATTTGAACCAGAATTAACAATTGATGATAAAGGCACTCCATTATATTCTAATTCATCTCCAGTTTCATTTGAAATACTAGAAAAAAAACTTGAAGGTCTTCTAACAATTCCTTCCTTTAATGCCTTTTTATAATCTAATGGAATTGGTGGTGGTGTATAGTTTGATTGTATTCCAATTCCACCAACACTTTGATAAATATTTGATAATAATTTTGGTAAATCTTCAAAAGTATTAGGAACATTTATTCCACAACATTTCATATATTGATTTTTAAATTTTGCAGTTTCAATATCATTATTTGCTGAAGCACCAGCATGCCCAAATTGAATATTTAATTCAAATTCTGTTGCCGAAGTTCCAATACACCAACCAATTACAGGTTTTGTAATTTTACCTTTTTTAACTAAATTAGCAACCATTATTTCTTGGTTTCCACCAACTTCTCCTAATATTAAAATAATTTTAACAGATTCGTCATCTTGAAAACGACATACATGATCAACCATATTACTTCCAGGATATCTATCTCCTCCAATACTAACACATTCATTAACACCATTTGTACTTAAAGAAATAATACGACACATTTCATTTAATAATCCACCAGATTTTGTAACAAAAGATACACAACCATTTTGATATAATTTAGATTCATAAAGATTGTCCAATGAACCACCAGTATTTCCTATTCTAAAATTTCCTGGTTTAATTCCTCCAACAGTTGCAGGACCAATAATAACTTTTTTTAAAGTTTGTGCTTTTTGAATTAATTTACGAGTTTGATTTTCTGGAATACCTTCTGCAATAATAGCAATTTTATCAATAGTTTCACTATTGAGTGCTTTCATAGTAACATCATATGCAGAACGAAATGAAGCAAAATTCAATAACCATTCAGTTTCAGGAAATCTCTTAACTGCTCGATCCAAAGATTTCAATATAGGAATCAAAATTTCTTTATTTTTCCAAAATAAACTAGTATTCATATTCCTTGTTTTTGTAGCGTCAATAAAAGCTACTACAGATGGTTTTGAACGATTAGACATATAATCAAAATCTAACATTCTTTGACCTACTTTAAATTGACAACCATAAATAAAACAAGTGCTTTGATTATTAAATAATTTCTTACCATAATATTCTCTTATTGGTATATCAATAGCAATATTATCAATAAGCATCTCATCATTTTTTTCTTCTTCATTTATCAAATTTTCATCAACATTTAATGCGATTTTTACAATATCTGTAATAAATTTCTCTGGTCCATACATTTCTGAATAAATATTATTCTTTTCACATACACTTTTTAATAAACTTAATCCTTCTTTATAATTTGGACCTCCTCTTCGTACATAAATAGATACATTATGACTAATAAATTCATCTTTAAATTTATTAATAGCATTAGCAATACCACTAAACGTTTTCTTAATATCAGTAAAATTAGCAATTCCACCCCCAATAAATAATATTTTTGGTTTATCAATTGTATATCTAAACATTGCCTGTAAAACATTAGATATATATAATTCTACATAATCAGATGTAGGATTACCAGAATATTCACCATAATTAGCTAATTCATTTAAATATCCAGAATTTACAATAGCATCAGTATATACAACAGAAGCACCACCACCAGCAATAAGAGTCCAAATAGAACCTCTTGGATTAATTAATTTAAATTTTAATGAAGCACCAGTTTTACTATCTAATTCTTCAATATTTTTTTCTTCTAATGTTTGGTCTTTATTGTTCCGTTCAACAATATCTCGAAATGATTTATCCCATAAATAAAAAGAAGTATTATCAACTTTTGCCGCAAAATCAACTGGAATTAAACTATCTCCAACTAAACATACAGGATTAATCTCTAAATAAGTAAAATAAAAATACTTATAAAATTTGTACAAAGTATTGATAAATATATTAATCCTATTATCATCAGATATTGTAATTTCTGATATTTCATCTATTTTTATTCTAAATCTGGATGCTTTTTTATCAACATCACCAATATCTACACCACCATCTTTAAAAAATAAAATTTCATCATGATTATCATGAGATTGAATACAAATATAATATTCGTGGTCTATTTTGAAAAATTGTTCAACAATAAATGTGTGAAAACCTCGTGACCTTAATTCATTTATTTTATTAATAACGTCATCCCAATTAGCATCTAATATAACTAATCCTGATTTACCTCGTCTTTTAATAAATTGATCTGGCTTGCATACTAATTTATTGCTCAATAACCATGGATTTTTGATAACTAGTTCTTCAAAGTTAGTAGTTGAATTAATTTCAACAAAATAAGATTTTTTTTTGAAAAATAATGAGTATAATAATTTTGTTTGATATTCACTTAATTTTAAATGCATCTTTTGAATAATATTTTAATTGTATTAAATTATTTTTAAATATGTAGTCCCTTAATTATATCTATAATTAAAAATTTCATAAATATTATTATCTATATAATTTTGGAGATTAAATTATTATCTATATAATTTTGAAGATTAAATTATTATCTATAATTTTGGAGATTAAATTATTATCTATATAATTTTGGAGATTAAATTATTATCTATATAATTTTGGAGATTAATAATATCTGTTTTATTAAATTTATATAATTCATTGAAAATTTTTGTTAAATTTCTCCCAATTTGATGAGCCCCTGATATTCCATAATCTGATGAGCAATCTAATATTCTTTCAAAAGGTGAAATATTATTTATAAATTTTTGATAATCCTTATAAATAAGGAATAATCCCAGAAAAATATATTCATTAAAATTATAATAATCACCATCTTCATCTTCAGAAAAAATTATAGTAAATGAAAATTCAACTTTAAGACCATCAATATCAATTAATATTTTAATAATAATAGTTCTTCCAGTTTTATCTCTATAATCTAAATATGTTTTGTATGCAATTAAATGTGTTTTGCATGCAATATTTTTCCTAAGGTATTTAACAATCTTAGGAAAAATATTTAAAGGATAATCAATTGAAAAATCATATGTTATTTTATTAATATTTTTGGGAAAATAACTATTTATTTTGTTGAATTCCTTAAAATCGATAAGAGAATTCATTTTATAATTGAATAAGGTAGTTAAAATTCAATTTTAATTAAAAGGTGTTCGTTCTCCTTCTAACCAATTATCTATCCAATATTTAAATGTTCTTTCAACAGATGTAGTTATTTGAATTGTTAAAGTATCTAAGATACTTTGTAATGATGTATCAGTATTTACGTGTAAAATAGTGTTTAATTCATCGGGTCTAATAGCATAATAATCTAAAAAATTTTCTTGTTCTTGCCATAATAATGGCATAAAATCATCCCAATTCATATGATTTTCAATTCTATCTTCATAGTGTTCACGAAGATAACTACTTATATAACTTTCTATCATTGATTCAAAATGATAAAATTTAAAAGTTTCAATTATCGTTCTATTTGAAATGATTTCTTGGAAAGCATATCCAACAATAATTTCAGCTACATCGTCAGGAACATGATTACGTAAAATTTTGTATTTTTTAAAATTTATTTTGTATGTTTCATAACCATATGCAATCATTAGTCAATATGTATATTATTAATAAGTAAGAGTTTTATGTTTATCTATGTTTACAATCTGTAATTAAGGGGCATAATGACCCAAACAATATAAAGCAGCCGAAATCCCACCAGTTACTGGTAAAGTAACTATCCACGATAATACAATTTTTCCTAAACTATTCATATCTATATTCTTTAATCCATCTACTAAACCCACACCAGAGACACTACCAATTTGACAATGAGTTGTAGACACAGGAATTTCCAAACGACTAGCGAGAAGAACTGTTATCGCTGGACCCATTTCCATAGGAAATCCACGACTGGGGGTTACCTTTGTTAATTCTTTTCCAATTCTATCAATAACTTTATATCCCCATGTTGATAAACCTATAACAATTCCAACTCCACCCATTGCTAAAATCCAAAGTGGAACTGTTACTGTACTATCAATAATACCATCATTGTAAATTGCCCAACAAGCAGCTAATGGAGCAATAGAATTTGCAACATCATTTGACCCATGAGCAAATGAAGCAAAACAAGCAGTTATTACTTGTAAATATGAACATAATTTTTCAGATGTTTCATCATATACAGTAGCAGTTATATGTCGTTTTTCAACTTGTTCGCAGTGATCAATTTCTTTTAATTCATTTAAAGATAAATTAATTTTATTAAAATTTGTTTTACGATCAAATTCATTATTATATATAATTTCATGAGATTTATTAGTAAATTGTTCTTCCAAAGTTAATTCTATTTGTTGTCTTTCTGGATCATTTCTAATATTGTCACGATTTTCGTTCCATACCTCAATTCTCTTTTTCATAAATGGAATTCCAATAAATTGTCCAATTAATGCACAAAATAATCCCACAGCAACAGAACATACCATACTTAACCATAATGGTGTATCGTCTAAACTTAGAGCAGGTGTACCTTTATAAATAATAAAAAGAGCATTAATAAAAAACAAACAAAATATTAAAAATGGATAAATTCTGTAAAGATTTTTGACAGGATCTTCTCTAATTAAAGCAGCATATTTTATAAACAAAAAAATCAAAACAGCAAATATTCCAGATAATACAGGTGAAAGTACCCATGAAATAACAATTTCAACAATTGTTCCCCAATCAACAACAGATTCACCTTTTGCTGCTAACCCAAAACCAACAATAGCACCAACAATAGAATGTGTTGTCGAAACAGGTAATTTATATTTTGTAGCAATACATAACCAAATTCCAGCAGCAAATACTGAACAAAGCATTCCCCACATAAGTTCTTCAGGAGCATCTTCAAAAGTACTATTATCTACAATTTTTTTTCTAACAGTATCTGTAACATGAGAACCCATCAAAAAAGCTCCCGAAAATTCAAATATTGCTGCTACCAATACTGCTTGTCGTAATGTTAAAGCTTTAGAGCCTACCGAAGTAGCAAATGAATTGGCACAATCATTAGCACCAATGCCCCAAGATGTAAAAAATGAAGCAAGAGTACATAAAATTGGTATCCACAAATAGTCAGTTAATTCCATAATGAAACAAAATTGATTATAAATAAATAAATAAATCAATTCTTTATTTTAATTTTTTTTAAATATGATACATAATTTCATTCAATTATCTGAATTATCTATTAAAGACGTTTGAATATTTATACATTCATTCAAACAATTTACATGATTTTTCAAAGAATTAATTAAGTTCTTTTGAATTTGAATAATTACATCTCGTTGTGAAACGGAATTTAAATAAATACGTCTATCGATTGAATAAGTATTTACCACACTGTAGAGTTGTTCTAAATGAATATCTCGTAATAGGTTTTGCATGGATGACATATTTATTCTTGTATTTAAATTATTTTCTAATAATGATAAATCGTTATCATAATTACGTATTGATCGTCTTAAAAGATTATTTTGCATTTCTATTTCAGTAAGATGTGATAAACGAATTCTACGTAAATTATTTTCATTAATATTATGAAGACCCCCAATACTTCTAGCACTTCTAGTACTTCTAGTATTTCTAGTAGGTGTAAGAATATGACCATAATCTCCTCTTCTAACCCCTCTTCTAATTAAACGTTGTATATACGCAATATTGTCATCATTATCCAGAGATGATGAAGTTTCTTTGTCTAATATGTTGTAATTACCACTATCATTGTAATGTATTAAAATTATGTCACTTTCACATAATACCTTACGACATTGGGGGCAACGAGTGTCAATACATAGAGCAGTTTTTAAACATTCATAACAATATAAATGACCACATTTAGTCAAACTTATCGAATTCTTATTAATATCATCTAAACAAATAGAACATTTAATTAAATCTTTATTTTCAAGCAACTTTACTCTACCATTAACATAATTATTAATTTTTTTTATTTTTTCTTTTTGTTTTTTAATCTCATTTTGTATTTTATCAATATATGCTATTTTTTTATCAATATTTTTTTGAATACCAGATATTTTTTTTTTTGACATTTTTTTAATAAAATCAATTCCGTTTTTATTACTTTGAACCATCTTCCATTTTAAGTTTTTTAATTCTTTTAATACTCTTGCTTTTTTTATTTTTATTTCATCTACTAATACCATTATTTGAATTAGTTTAATATATTAAATTAATATATTTAAATTATTAAATAAAAACATTTAATTTATAAATAAAATGACAACTGAACGAGAAATTGATAATTTTAATGCTGGACCAGCAATTTTGCCTCTGGATGTTTTAAAAAAAGTTCAAAAAGATTTATTAAACTATGATAATACTGGAATAAGTATTTTAGAAACAAGTCATCGTTCCCAAGAATTTAACAAAATTTTAATAAATACTAAAAAAACTTTACAAACTTTATTAAAAATTCCATCAAATTATGAAATATTATTTATGCAAGGAGGAGCATCCAGTCAATTTTCTGCAATCCCATTAAATTTATGTAATAATTTTGAAAAAGATACTTGTGATATATTAATAACTGGAAGCTGGTCTGAAAAAGCATCTAAAGAAATTTCTAAATATATTGATGTTAATATAGTATGGTCTGGAAAGGATACAAATTATACAACAATTGGCGATAAAGAAGATTGGAAATTAAACAAGAAAGCAAGTTTTTTATATTATTGTGCTAATGAAACAATACATGGTGTTGAATTTCAAGATATTCCAGAAGGATATAACGATGTACCATTAGTAGGAGATTTTTCATCTTGTTTTTTATCAGAACCAATTGATGTAAGTAAATTTGGAATAATATTTGCAGGAGCTCAAAAAAACTTAGGGCCTGCGGGTGTAACAATTGTTATTGTAAGAAAAGATTTATTAAATAATTTTAATAAATTTTGTCCAACTATGTTAAATTATACAGTAATGGCTGAAAAAAATTCAGCTTATAATACACCTCCGTGTTTCAACATATATGTGGTCGGTCTAGTCGCTCAATGGATTTTAAATGAAGGTGGATTAGAGGAGATGTCAAAAAGGAAACAAAAACGCTCAAATATATTTTATAATTTTATCAATAATTGTCATTCTTCGTATTATCATTGTCCAGTAGATATTAGATATCGTTCTAAAATGAATATTCGTTTACTAATTAGTGAATCTGGTAATAAACAATTGGAAAAGAAATTTGTAGAAGATTCATTAAAAGAAAATTTTATAGGATTAAAAGGGCATAGAAGTTTAGGAGGATTGAGAATTTCAATATATAATTCTCAAACAATTAAATCCTGTGAGAGATTATGTGATTTTATGAAAAAATTTGTTTTACAGATATAGATTAATGTAATATACTGGATATTAAATTATAATAAAAAATTGATTATTACGATATTTATTTAATATTATAATAATTAAAATTTAAAACGAGTTAAAATTTGAATTTTTCACAAAAATGACAACAGAATTATATGAAATTAATGAATTAAAAAAAAAAATCGCAGAATTAGAATTAGAAAATGAAAAATTAGAATTAGAAAATGATAAATTAAAAGAAGATGTTGTAAACAAAGATATTAGGTGGGGCTTAGTAGGTACTAAGATTAATTATTCTTGGTTATGGAATATAATGACAGAAAGATATGATGGAGATGATGAATATGATTTTTCTAAAGATTTAAGAAAATCAGATTCAATTCAATCGATTACTTGGGAAGAACATGAAATTTGTAAAAAATTAGGAAACCAGATTGAAAAAAATATTAATTATGGACAAGGTGAAAAAATTGAAGATGATGTTAATGACGCTATAAGTGAATTGGCTGAATTATATCTTAAAGATTGCTTACCGTCTAATAA